CAGCCTGATAGAACTGGATGGAAGCTGCTGCATTTCCTAAAAACATTGCTCCGGCTAACCACCACATATTAATTATCCTTTGTCTGCATACGCATAGTTAAACTTAATATCTCTAATGGGAACGGTTGATCATGTTCCACTATAATATTAACAGATTTATCGGGAGTTTGCTCGACATCGACTTCTTTCCTGCCAGTAAAAGGAGCTACTGACTCGTACTCGATATCTACTAATTTCTCCTCACCATCTGAATAAGTGCCGCATTTTCCTTGATAGCTATTATTCAACTCTAGGATTACTTTGTCCACATCTTTAACAACCCCAATAGAAGAACCAAATTCTGAACCTGGGTCTACAGGAGGCAGTTTCAATCTAGAAGTAAACTTTAGACCTACTGTGACATAGTAAAGAGGTGTAGCGGATACTGTGATCTGACCACTAGATACTGTATGTTTTTCTACAGTAGTTCCGTCAATTAAGGCTTGTACTTCCTCTCCTTCTAAATGGGATAGTCCTGTTATCGTACTACTTGTTGTATCAGTCTTCTTAAAGGAATCCATAAATCTAGGAGATTCATCGGCATTTCCAGGTAGTTGAACTAAAGCCCATTGAGTAAAGTCATGAAGGTACTCGTCTCCAATCCTCTCCAAATAATACTTATCTACAGAATTTATAGTTCTCTTAACAATTATATAAACTTGATCAGAATATCCTTGGAAATTAGGAGCTGATGCCAAACTTCTGACTTCACCACCAATATTATGAACATGCCAAGCTAATACTTGGGAGTCCCTTTCCATGGTCATTGCCACTAATTCACCGTTTGTGATCTTAGCCCATAGGATATTTCTATGTGGCTGTAATGCTAAATCTTTAAATCCAAGCTCAGAGAATTCATCTTCCATCCAATTGTATTCAGTAATATCATGAGCAAGAGTAGTTAAATCCGATGAGGCAAAAGAACCATTGGACACATGGAGCTTGAAATCCCTAAGCTGCCTGCCATTTCTACCCACAAATATAGTTCTCTCCTCCATGGATAAAGGTTTGATTGCCCTTCCCCCATAAGAAGACTGCTTTGATATTTGAGCAGATAAAATAGATAGAGCTTGATCTCCCCCATGCATAATGTACTCGCCACCAGTAGTACCTATGTTGACCACATTATTGGCTTCCATCCAGACAATTGGATTGACTTGCTTACTAGCTATGGCAAAGGCGAAAGGCTTAGAGGCATCAGCAATTGTGCCAAAATATCCAATCTTAGAGGTGTTAGTAGAAACGTCTTGTAATAATACAGAGTCCATAAGGGTAAATATATTACCCCTCAAACTTCCCCAAATCTTATCACCTTCTATTGTAGTCCCACCCCAAAGAGTTCTTTCTTCATAGAATGCAACTGTCCCAGGGTATCCGTTGGCTCCCCAGGAGCTAATCTGCCAGACATCTGTTTTATTTGCTGTGCCAGCAGCATTATAAGGGACAACAACCCAGCATTCTAACCTATTTGAAGACTTCCACTCTTTTACTAAGTAAACCCCCGATTCTGCCCCTCCTGTCCTATCTATTCTAATAAGAGTTCCTGCCCAAGTTTCAGACTCAGCAAATACGCTTATAGCCGCATTAGCAAGGTCTACGGCGTAGATATCCGTCAATGCTCCCACTCCTACATTAGTGTCAGGATAAAGAAGGAATTCTGGATTTATATTCACGTCTTGGTAGGGTACTTGCCTAGCTTTATAAACCTGTTCGGCTTCCAGTGGCTTCCCTAATCCAGTATTATCCATGGTATTGGCAACATCTTTACCCCATGGAGCTACTATCCAAGCATCTGTACCATCTACTGCCCTCTGTCTAGATATGTAAAAAGGGTGCATATTTCTGTCAGTATGGGTGACAATTAGAATATCCCCTATCTGAACATAATCAAACCCATCTGCATTGGGGCTTAAATAAGAGCTTGGATGAACGCCTGAATTAACTGAGGCTTGACTATTTGCTGCATATCCAGGGACAGTTTTAGAAAAGATGGAGTCCATATCACTGCCATCAATATCTTTCCACTGGTTGTTTGTAGTATAAACTGGAGTAATAACACCCCCAAAAGGGTCGCCATTAGTAGGATAAATCTTAATACAGTCAGAAAGTGAACTAGCGGAAGGCTTGATATAAACAACATAAGCATCATCTTGAGAAAAAATAAAAGGGATAACTGCGCCATCAGCTCCTAAATCTCCTAAAAATTCTGTCCCTGGTCTTTTAATTACCCCGCCTTGAGGAGCAACTAATAGGTTCTGAATTTCTTCTGCACCAGTGAAATACTCTTTTAGATCAGTACGTCCAAAAAATCTTCTACCTATTTGACCAGAAAGGAAATTGTTCTGGACATGATTAATCTTTGCCATAATCCCCTACTTTGCTAGAGGAACGATAGTACGAAGTCCCGAAAATCTAGCATCAATTATATCATTAGGTTCTAAGGATTCTGGAGTACCCTCTTGAGAATCAACTCCTCGAGCGTCTGCTTCAAAAATCCTGAGTTCCTGAATTAAACTATTTTTTAAAGATACACTTTGCACTATAGGATAGGCAAGTTGTACTGCGAGATGTAAAGCCATAACCTCTTTGAAATCTTCATAAAGGTCTACATCTTCTTCTACAGTAATGGCTTTAAGGTTAACTGTCTCGGCATCAGTTAATAAAAATCCGTTCTCAACTCTCCAGTCCAAATGCTTCTGCTCGAGTTCAATGATCTTATAGATATCATCAGGCAAAGCAAATCTATTCTGAAATCCGTAAATAGGAGTAGTAGAGCTGGGATTTGAGAGGGTAAATCTTTTAGTTGCGAACAACCAATTATGATGTTTAATGACTCTTTCAAGCGTAGGAGTAAATAATTTGTTGCACAATTTAGCTCTCTTTGTAGAGTCAGTCAGGGCAGTAATAGATTCTGCTCCTACTTTCATTAATGCTAAATTGCAAATATCTACCTTACTAGCCATGGTGAGTCCTTATTTTTGGACGGGAGAACCGAAGCTCTCCCGTATTAGATATGGAGGAAAATCCGACTCTTACTCCTGCGTGTAAGAGATATCTAAGTAAAGATCACCAGAACTATTCACTGTAACCTCAGTACACTTAATGAATACTGTAGTTTCCTCGGAAAGTTTCTGACCGATAAAAGCCGCTCCAGCAGCAGGTTTAGCAAGTACTGCTTGCCCACCAGCATCAGCTTGGTTAATGAAATAGTTTTGATCTTCTGACTCAACACCGTTGTCTTTGATACCTACATCAAAGATACCAGTGGCACCCATAGAAGGAGAAGAAAAACTTACGTCTTTTACTTTCGCTCCCTTGGGAAGTTTGAACATCAAAATTTCATCATTAACTGCAATTACCGCACTTAAAGAAAACTTTGCATGATGGTTGTAGAGTCTACCTCTAACACTACCTGGCTCATTTTTAGAAGCAGGTACATCGTTGAAAGCCTCTTGGTACTGTTCACTGTATAATTCAGCCATTTTTTACCTCACGGTTTAGGGGACGAGTCCTATTCGACCCCTAGTTAATATTATTCAGAACAAATGATCTCGAGAACTTTTTCTTCCTCAAGACGAGTAGCCCCAAGTCCAAGAGATGCGTACACCTGCATTGACATGGATTTATCAACACGCTTGCTGATATCTACCATAATGTCCTGAGCGATAGCTAAAAGCATCCCACTCTGAGCCCAAGCGAAACAACGTCTTGAGTTGGCTGCAGTAATAGTACCACCACCAGCACCAACACTTCCGTCAGTCTCATCATAAGTGACGTTAGCAGCAGCTTGAGGAAGTCTCTGAGTACGAACAAATTTGAATCCCATGTAGAAATCTACAGAACCTTGCACAAGAGCTTTAACGATGTTGAAGTCTTGGCTAGTAATTTGCGTCTCATTTAAAAGAGACTGTAGCTGAGAAGCCGAAACTGCGATGAACAGATTTGGATCGTCAACTTCATTTTCCTCAAAGTACATCTTAGCAGCGATAAGAGTCTTAACATTGAGGTTAACCCCAGTAGTCGTAGACCCATCAAAAGCGGCTAGCTTATTGGCGTTAGCCAGAGCAATAGAAGTAGTACCTTCTTCTCCACCATAAGCATTGCCTAGAGCTGCAGTGATGATAACATCATCCATCGCACGTCCAAGCGCATTGATAGCTGCAACAGCATAATCATTGGTTGGGTCGTGAATTAGACGTAGTTTATCTTCTTTATCCACCAAGTCAGCGTATTCGTAGTCACTTAAAGTAACCATACGTCTACTATGTGGAGTATCCAAACGAGGAGTATCCGCATGACGACTTGTTTTCTTAACAGCAGTTACCGCTCCGATTCTATCATAGAATGCAGCCTTACCTTGCTGTGACTCGTTACGAACTAAAGCGCGAAGACGAGAACCTTTTTGTTGAGCGAGATGGAAAACATTACTCGAATACTGTTTCACCCGCATGGTATCGATTTGAATAGACATAGTGCCTCCAAACAAAAATTAATAAAACAACCTAGTTCAGTCTGAATTTCGTACTAATATCTTTGCGCATGACAATACTAAGTACAGAAAATCATCAAAAATTTCAGTGGATTATCTTCTTGCTGGAGAAGGTCCTCTTAACCTGAGAAGTTAAGTGGTGGGGTTCCGAGAGGAATTATCCCGATCTCAGTCTGAGTCTAGGATAAATCCCCTCAAAATTTTTGTCAAGACTATTTTTTTCTTGAATTCATAATCGTAAGAAGTTTCCCCATTTCCTTGACGACTCTGCTATGATCAGCGTGGCTCTTATTATGATAAGGTCCGTCGTAGTCTGACATATAGGCATTATATTTTGCCTCGGCTTCCTCGACTGCCATGCCCATACTTCCTTGAGGATGAGTAGTCGTAGTGCCGTCTTCAAGAGTAGCTTTACCTGCCTGATATAAGAATTTGATGAGGGTTACATCATTTTGCATCCCAATTTCTTTAAGATGCTTTACCATATCAATTCCAGCTTCCTCAGAAATATCGACCATAGCTTGGTTAGCGATACGAAGTCTTGCATCGAAATCGTTCCCCCACTCACCTTTAAGTGACTCAATTTGAGCATTCTGGTGTTCAGCCATCTTTTCTTGGAATTTCTGCTGAGCTTCCCCAATCTTCTTTTCATTATGATTGAATAGAGATTCAGCTTGTTTAGGAGATAATCCAGCATCATAAGCGGCTTTCTTGAAGTCAGCGAAATACTCGTCATCTACTTTAGATTCACCCTTATTAACCTCGTACTTCTCAAAGTCATCTCCTCTGAAATGATTATAAAAAGCACTCCACTCCTCATCAGATGCGTCTTTCCCTGGCTTGATAATGCCTTTCTGACCAATCATTTTCTGAGCATTGATATAGCTTTTAGCTAGACCAGTGGCATTTTTGAAGACTTTCAAAGCAGGGTCACTGCGATATTCCTCATCAATGTTCTGGAGCCAAGCTGTATCAGCCTCTCCTGGGTCTGGGTTTCCTCCGCCCGCTGGGTCAGGATTGCCTCCTGATGGGTCTGGACTTCCTCCGCCTCCTAATAAATCAGGGTCGGCTTCATTCATTATAAGTTGTTTGATCTTGAACATGGCTTTCCTCCTCGATATGTTCAGTGATTTCCGTGAGAATATCTAATACGAGCCTTCTAGCTCCCTCTTGCTGGGGACTATCTACAGGTCCGAATATCCTTGCTCTTAATACTAAATCATTTAAAACCTTTTTACCATGTTCGGTTCCAAAGGTCTTACGATAATTGATCTGCATCTGGCGTTTAGCGTCAGGTCCAACTTGGTTTTCACTTGGGAAAACCTCTTTAAAAAGCTCTCTATATAACAAGTCTAACTCCCTGTGTTCTTGGCTATCTGAGAATCAGTTAACTGAGACTCTTGTTGTGCTTGTTGTTGTTGTGCTTGGGCTCGTAAATTTCTTATATTTTCTACTTCTTTTTTGCTTTTTAAGAATTTGGGGTCAAGTCCTACTTGCTCTGCAGTCTCTCTAAGAATTGCATCACCGTCTAACACATCCACAACTTGAGGCTGAATCTCAATAATTGGAGCTACTATACCAATAAATCTATTGATCTTACTAGCCTGAGCAGCCCTTTGAGCCTGAGCAATAAGGGAAGTATATTGGACTTGGAACTCTTTACCTTGAAGTTCTTTAGGAATTGGTGGATATTTGTTAGCTCTAAACAGAATACCAAATACTCTAGTGATAAGAGGTTTAAGGTATTCATGATTCTGTCTGGAAAGAACAGGAGCAAGGATTCTTAGATTCTCATCAGTCCTTTGTTCAACCTCAGTAGCAGTCATCTGAGGACCACGGATAAGTTTAAGCTGATCTAAGAAGAAATGCTGGTTTACTTTATCCTCCATTCTCTGAATCTTAGCTTCACTGATATCTAGCCTAACCCCAGTAAATAGAGGTTCAACCCTGGCATCAGTCCCAGCTCTGTAATAATTCATGGAGAAAGGAGTTGCTTTGATAGGACCAATGAATGATCTATCAGGCACCATAAGAGGCGGAGCTACAGTAAGTTGATACCCTTGAAGGTCAATCTTATTCATAGCATTGAGCATCTTAACATCCCACAATGCTTTCATTGCAGGGCTTCGACCATATTTCTCATTGTTTATTTTACTCCATCTAGGAATAACATAAGGCATTTCATGGAATCCACTCTCATGGAGGATATGTCCTTTAGGATTTAATGAGACATAGAACGACGCAATCGGCATATTCTTGGCAGTTTTAAGACCTTTCTTAATATCTTTACGAGGTTTGACAACATGAAGAATGCTCATCTCTTTGTCCATATCCTCACGCCAAGCTTTGAAATGCTCGCCTTTTAGAGCATCTTCACCCCATTCTTGGACAATCTGTCTGCCTGTGAACTTAAATTCTTTATAGACAGTATCGGGAACTCCCTTACTATTTTCTTTATAGTGGAGTTTATAAACAGGATAACTTCTGAATCGGATTACTTCCTCTTTATCCTCCATAACTTCCATGGGACCAGTACCGAAAGTCACTTGGTCATGCATAGTTTCACTATTTTGGACATGGAAATTGGAGTTATTCAAGTGCTGATGAGTGATGTCTTCTACTGCCTTGAGCCAAGTCTTCACTGGCTTAGATTGCATTAGTACTTCATCAACTGAAAGGGCAAACCAATTGGTAGAGTTATTGGTTAGAGTCGAATTCATTACAGAGGATAATAAGTCTGCAGCATGGATGGCTGTACCATCATAAAGACTCTCGCCTTTCCTCTCACCTCTTACATCACTATTATAAATATCATCTTTATTAGGTACGCAAAAATCTGCAACTTCCTGCCATAGCGTATCCCAGTTGGCTCTGGTCCCCTGTTCTTTATTGTATTCTCGAACCAGTTGCATTCCCTGGCTATCTGCAGTGTTAGGAATTCCCATATTTTACCCCAATAAGTTAGTTCTACCGCTAAGGAGAGTTTGTTCTCGGACACCTGGGGAGACTTCTCTTTTCTCGATAGAGGAGATTCTTTCCTTGATTCCACTAAGTAGAGCATTGATTTGCTGCTCTCCTCGTTCAGAACCAGGGAAATCCCCAGCCATAAGCTTGGCTAAGGTAGAAAAGTCTCGAGCATCTAAGGCTGCTTGGAGATTTTTATTACTGAATGTGATTTGACCAGAAGCCAAACCAGCAGCTTGTCCGCTAAGTTTACCTAGGTTTTCAATATTAGCTTGTTGGGTCTGTAACCCAAAGACTTCGGCTCTAACTTGATTTTGCTGTTCAATAGACCTATTCCGATCTGAACCAAAAATTCCGCTTAAAAAAGCCATGACCTACTCCTTAATAATTGAACATATCGTATTCGTGTTCGGCATGAGTTGGCAAGTCTGCATAGTCCATAAAATCTCTACTGCCTTCGTCTAGAGCAGAATATCCGAAACTATCCGAACCATTTGATGACCAATCATGCAGGGGTTTTTGTGAGAATGTCTGGGTTACTTCATCCCATTTCCTTTGATATTGTTTTAACGCTCTAAGTCCTCTAGCACACTTTACTTTATCAAACCACGCTTTAGGGAGGACAGTTCTGGACGCATTAATTCTATCATTGATAGCTTGCCTTTTCTGAACCTCGGCATATATTCCTAAGTTCTGCAAAGTCTCAACTCTAGAAACTCCAGTCCCCATTTCACGCACTTTAGCATCGTGAGGGAGAACATGCCTACCATAAACGTAGGGCTTCTCTCTTAGGAGTTTAGCATAGAATTCTAATCCCACGCCATTGTTTTCTTCATAATCAATGTATCTCCACTCCTGCCCCACTCTCTGTCTGAACCAAATAGCCGTAACATCGTTCATTCCAAGGTCCCAATAGGTATCTACAGGAATGTCTGGATTCCAAGGAACAGTAGTAACCCTACCCTCATCCTCCGCTTTCTTGATATATTCGTAATAATAAGTACCTTTTACTGCAGCATTCCAGTCACATTCATATTCCTGATTGTACTCATCAGCAGATAGTTCTGTCTTTGCTGCCAGTAATTCAGCCTTGGGGATGATGTTTGTCTCACTCGCCTTAAAGGTTTTTCGCCACCAATCAGCTTTAGACTTGAGACTAATGAACATATTGTAAGCTTCCTTTTCAGGAGCAGATATTTCCATCCCTCGCCTTTCCTTAAATATATAGCCCGCTGCGAGCCTTTTAATCTCTGGAAAGTCGGTTCTTGCCATAAACCTTCTAACTTCTTCTTCAAATTGTCCTACCTTCTCATATAGATCAAAGAAGTGATTCTGCCCTTTTGGAGTTCCAATAAAGTCAGCCCATCCCAAGCGGTCAGATAAAAGAGGACGAATACTTTGCCCCCATAGTTCAGGAGAGATTTGAGCATACTCATCCAGAACAACTCCATCCCTGTAAACACCACGGATAGCATCTGGGTTATCTGCACCAGCCAGCTCGATAGTTACCTTATCTCCAATACTTCCGTCAGCAATATGTCCTAAATGGTTAGCTTTTTGCCATTCATGGGGTAGAGCCATTCGGAAGTTTTGGTTGTTAGGTCTGGGAATAGTTACCGATAAATCAGCTTCATTGGGTTTATTGCCAGGGATATTGGCAGTATAGTTCTTTAAATAATCCCAAGCAATCTTCTTAGCCTGATTCCTGAAAGGAGCAATATAGGAATACTTCGGGTCCCTCAGTGGATTCCGAAGTCCACGGTCAATAAGCTTTCCAATCTTCATTACCGTTTTACCGAAACGACGATGGAAAGCTTCTACATTAAACCGCTTTTCATGCTGCATCGTCCACAATTGGAGCGGACGAGGCATGAAATTAATATCGACAATCTTGGCTTGTTTAGGCATGGTTCGTATTACTCACCCAACTAGAGTAAATCTTCCTCGGGTTCGAGTCCTTCCAATGCCGATTTTAACATCTCTTTACACTTTTTTACACTTCTTTCTTTGGAGATATCTAGGTCCAGTTTCTTTTCGTCGATAATCTTCTGGACATCAGCTTTCTTTGTGAAGCTATCAATATCAATCTCCTCAATAGAAACATCTGGAATATCAAGATCATTACCTTGACTCTCATCTACTGGAGGCTGCATTGGCTCTGGTTTTCCATACTCAGGGTCTAGCTGCTTCACTTTTTCTAGTAGTAAACAGGCGTAATTACCTACTTCATTCATATTAGGAAAGTGCTTACCTAGATTCAATTCACACGAACTAAGGAAGTTATCTCTCTCCAGCTCCATTGCTTCTAGCTTTTCTTCTAACTTTGCAATGATCTTATCTGGAGCTTCTTTGGGTTTATGTACCGCTGGTACTAGATTTCCGTTGTCATCAATGATTCTGTTTCCTGGTTTCACTAACATTTCTCCTTAGTTTTGTTAGTACGACTTTAGTACTAAACAATAGGTTAATTCCGCAAAATTCATAATTTATAAAAACATAAATTTAGTAAATGTACCAGCACGAAAATTCCGTTATGTCTAAGGACATCGTAGGATAATTTACATATCTTTCAACATCTGTACATGAAAGTGTGATTTCAACTACTTAGCAAGGAAAACGTAGAAATTAGCTAAAATTTGTGTGAGGGTTGCCTCACCTTTATCGTCGCAGCCACTTTGGGGTGTACCCCCGCTTATAAGGAACAGGTACCCCCTATAGCAACTCTAGCCCTTCGTCTTCTTCAATCTCAGTATAATCAGCCTCATCTATGTCAAATACTCCTGCATTCCCATCTTCATTGTACGGAACATTAGTTATTACTTGTATTCCACCAGCTCCAGAGTGTTCCATCTCTAGTTTATCCTTGAAGAATCTAGGCAATCTATTCTTAGCGTAGAAGATAGCAGCCTGAGCATTGCCTTTCACTTCACCATTGGCTAGTTCTCTAAAGGTTCTCTCCCAATAAGCTACGAAGTACTGTTCTCCAATCCTAAGAGCATGACTAAACTCAGGGTATCTCTTAGCCCAAGCAACAAAAGTAGTTCTATTGATTCCCATCTCGGCAGCTATCTCGATAAAACTATGACCTAATTTACTATGACTTATAAACTCCTCTACTCTATTCTCGTTATAAGTAGTATTACTCGGGGGTGCAAGAATCTCCCATTCATCACCAACTTCTTCTAACATTGCATCCAAACTATTGATTTTTAAAGCTTTTTCAGACATATTTTCCTCTCATTTATATAGTACTGATTTGGTACCTTGATTTGAATATACAGTACAGAACTAAATCGTGCAATAATTACAGACTTTAATAAATAGTTGCACGATTTAATTTCGTGTGATATTTCCTTTATGACGTTACATTCTAATGGAGAAAATATTATGACATTACCGAGTTATTTCGCTTCTGAGGAGGAGCAAGCTTTCACACTAAATGTGATTAAAAATGAAGTCTTTTGCCTAGCTAATGAATTCCAAGAGCTTTACGCCAATGCTAATCCTAGCTGGGTTGAAAGCGTTGAGAACTTCTGGGATGAGGAAGCAGACGAGCCAAAAGAGATTTACCAATGGTTTATAGTCAGTACTTGGCTAGCTCAACATCTGAGCGAAATAGGAGAACCACTGCTAAAAACTGACTCCTCATTACTATGGGGCAGAACATGTTGCGGACAAGATATCAAACTGGACGGAACTATCCAGAGAATTTATAGGAGATTAGAGGAGATGGACAAATGACAACAACGACGTATCAGAACTTAATTACTACAACACTTGAGGACAAGGGAACACTTCCTCATGACGAGCTTAAAAAGATTGTGAGAACGAAAGTATCAAAAGAAACGGATGCTTTCAACGAGACTACATTCAGGACAGCACAGCAAAACCTAGTCTCTCAAGGTCTTATCTTAGAAACTCGTGACCCAATGCTTATTAATCAACACCAATACAGTGTAGTGGCAGAGGTTTAAATATGGACTATTTAATAAGAGGAGAAGGACTAGGTTGGTTAATTATATTCTCATCTGCAGTATTCTATGTGTATGTAAAATCACAGTAAACCCAGCCAATCAGGCTCCTGCACCTTGGGAGCCTTTCCTTTCTCCTTATGACATCTTTTACACAATACCTGCAGATTATCCTTTTCACAGAACATATTATTAATAACAGTATCCCAGCCCTGGTTAAAGCTTCCTACTGGCTTTATATGATCGACTTCCACCTCTTGCTGTCTGAATAGCTTCTTACAGGCATTACATTTAAATTTAACTCTCTTACGCTTACTGAGATCACCATTCTTTTTATATGTCTTTAGATACACCTTAGCTTCCTTGAGAACTTCGTTTCTAGTATCCCATTTCAAAGTAGCTGCTCTGAGGGCTTGTCTTATTAAATTAAAAGTCTTTTTATCCATTGCATTTCCTTCGCTGTT